TCAAATTACACTGACAATGGCTCAACCATTTTCAGGGACAGCATATCTGTCTTAAGGGAGAAGTAAATGGCAAGATTATTCGTAACGAGTATTAACCTCAATAAAAATGAGTTGCTTAATGCTCGAATTCAAAATTTAAGCACACCGCCATCTAGCCCAGTAACAGGTCAGATTTATTACAATAACTCTGATAACCTTTTATACTTCTGGAACGGGACAGAATGGCTTACAGCATCAGGAGACTTTGGAGATAGTAACTATACTACCAGAGTTAAGTTTGGACAAGCAGTATCTCATGGAACATCTCAATATGTAGCACATGCAGATCATACACATGATGTAGCTGATATTATAGGTACAGCTAATCAGATTACTGTAACAAAAGCAGTAAATGGCGATGCCACAATATCTATTCCATCACAACTAAATGTAACAAACATTAATGCTGGGAATGTAGAGCTTTCAGGAAGCGCAGACATTACTGGAACACTTGAAGTTACTGATGCTACAAATCTAAATAGCACACTGACTGTCGATGGACACACAGAATTAAACAATACTCTACATGTAGACGGAGCAACAACTCTTAACTCTACAGTAGCAGTTACTGGTCAAACTACTCTTAATGGATTAGTTAACATTAACGCTAATACAACAATTGTTGGAGACCTAACGCTTTCTGGCGGTACATCAGACATATCTGTAGGCGGTAATGCAACAGTAAGCGGAACATCTACATTAAATGGCGCCACAACAATAGATGACACTTTAAATGTAACAGGAGCTGCAGACTTTGATTCAACAGTAAATGTTGATGGAGCGATAACAACATCTGGTCAACTAACTGTAAACAACAGTTTAGATTTAAATGGCAGCGCAGATGTTTTAAATGCATTAACAGTAGGTGGTGCTACAAACCTAAACTCTACTCTAGATGTAACTGGTGCAGCACAACTTGACTCGACACTTGCAGTAACTGGTAACGTAACACTATCTGCAGATGTTTCTGTAGGTGATGATTTAACTGTAAATGGTGACGCATCGGTAGGTGGATTATTCTCTGCAACTGGAGATGCAACATTTGGCGGAAACGTACAAATTGATGGCAGCCTAAACGTTGTAGGTTCAATCAACTCAATCAATACAACTCAGGTAAATATTTCTGATAACAAGATTAATCTTAACAGCGATATGCCAGAAAATCAAGCTCCAACAGTTGATGCTGGAATTATTGTACACCGTGGATCTGAAGAAGATGCATTGTTTACATGGAATGAAACATCTAATCATTGGGAAATTGGTTTAGCAAATGGCCCACAGCATGCAATTACAAGAAAGTTTGTTTCACAAATTGGTGATGGAGTTGTATTAAGCTGGCCAATTACACACAACCTTGGAACAAGAGAAGTAACAGTTCAAGTTTATGATGCTACTTCATATGATACAGTCGAAGCAGATGTAGTAAGAACAAACGACAATACGGTAACAGTATCGTTTGCTTCTCCTCCTCCCGCACAGGCATTTAAGGTGGTAATTGTTGGATAATGGCTAAAAGATTCTTAACCCCGATTCAGCTGGCAACGCTAGATGCGCCACCAGCTAATCCAATTCGTGGACAAATTTATTATGACAATGCCGAAGAAACAATTAAGGCATATAACGGACAAATTTGGTACGACGTGGCGGGACCTAAGAATATTTTAGATCACACTCACATTGGTTCTGGAATAGTTGAAGAAGTTCAGTACTCAAACTACGTAGACGGAGATAGAATATTTGCAGACAATGGAAGTATTAATTCAAGCTTTATAGATAATTATATTGACGGAGGTAGCGCAAGTGGCAATTAGAATTCAATTAAGAAGAGATACAGCAGCAAACTGGACCTCCTACAATCCAATCCTTAGAGCAGGTGAAGTTGGTGTAGAAACAGATACACAAAGACTAAAGGTCGGTGATGGTTCTTCAGCATGGCTTTCTCGTCCATATATCAACGTTCTTCCATCAGAGCTAAGAGAATTAGCACAAGACAATGTAAATGAAGCATTAACTGCTGGAAATGGTATTACAAAGGTCTATGATGACCTTAATAATACTATTACTATATCCGTAGACACATCTATTATTGCAAATAGGTCATACGTAGATGCAGCAGTAGCAAATGTATTAGATAGCGCACCAGAAGTTCTTAATACACTTAACGAACTCGCTGCAGCTATCGGAGATGATCCTGCATTCTTTACAACAGTAGCAAACAACCTTTCAACACACCAATCAGATACAACAAATATTCACGGAATTGCAGATACTTCAAAGCTTGTAACAGACGACGGTGCTCAGACCCTTACAAACAAAAGTCTTACAAGTCCAACTCTTACAGGTGTTCCAACTGCACCAACTGCAACTGCAGGCACTAATACGACCCAGGTTGCTACTACAGAATTCGTAAAAACTGCAGTAGATAACTTAGTAGACGGAGCCCCAGCTCTTCTAGACACTTTAAATGAAATTTCTGCAGCTATTAACGACGACCCAGCTTTCTTTAGCAATGTTGCTACAAATTTAGCTTCACACGAAGCAGACACTACAAATATTCATGGTATTGCAAACACTGCCAAGCTAGTTACAGATGATGGGAATCAGTCTTTAACAAATAAAACAATTTCTGGATCAAGTAATCTTCTTACAAATATTGGAAACGCTTCTCTTGTTAATCCTTCTATAACAATTAACGGGGTTGAGATATTCCTTGGAGGATCTGCAAACTATGATACAGATGATATTGTAGAGGGAACTAATAATTTATATTTTACAGCTGAGAGAGCACAGGATGCAGTAGCTGCAGCTATTTTAGCTGGAACACATCAGAATCTTACTGTATCATACGATGATAATTTAAATAAAATATCATTTGTTGCAGAAAATGGAGTTGCTGACTCTACAACAGATGACCTTGATGAAGGAACAACAAATCTTTACTTTACAGATCAAAGAGCAATTAATGCCGTAGGCGGATCTGCAACGTCTGCAGATGTTCCAAATACTGTCGTTAAAAGAAACGCTCTTGGAGATTTTGCAGCAGGAACAGTTACAGCAGATCTTGTTGGAAATGTGACTGGAACCGTAAGCGCAATTGATAACCACACCACTACAGGGCTTCCAGAAGGAGATAATTTATACTTCACAGGAACTAGAGTAAGAGACGAGGCTGCAGATACATTATTAGCAGGTAATGGTATTGATATTGAAGTAGACCCTCAAACAAAAGAAATTACAATATCTGGTGAGATTGCTTCTACAGGAAATGCAGGTATAGCGTTTTTCCATGAAGCAGACTTTACTGTAGATCAAAATGGCGGTGTAAATCTAGTACCAGAAAGAATTCAAGACATTGCTGCAGGAGCAACAGCTGCAGGAGAAGCAATTGATGTTTTTTATGACGATGTTAATAATCAGATAATTGTTTCAGCAGAAGATGCAACATATACAAATAAAGGTGTAGCAACTTTTGATTCAACAGACTTTGTTGTGACAAATGGAAATGTTGAATTGAATTCAGAAGGAGTAACTCAGATTGTTGGAGACATGATTTCCTCTAACACAGAGTCAGGAATATCTGTAACTTTTGACGGAATTAATAATAAATTAGATTTTAATGTAAATGATCCAACAATTACTTTAAGTGGAGATGTTGCAGGTTCGGCAACAATGACAAACTTAGGCAATGTTGAGATATCAACATCAATTCAGCCAAACTCAGTATCTTTAGGAACAGATACTACTGGTAATTATGTTCAAGATATTACTGGGACAGTTAACGAGATAACTGTTTCTGGTTCTGGATCAGAAAGCGCATCAGTAGTAATTGGTTTACCTGATACAGTACACATTACAGACGATCTTCAGGTTGGCGGAGATACAACAATTGTTGGAAATCTTACAGTACAAGGTACAACCACAACAATTACATCTCAAAACTTAGCAATTACAGATAAGTTAATTGAATTAGGAAATACAGCCTCTCCAACAGACGCAGCAGCAGATGGTGGAGGTATATTCCTTCACGGAACAACAGATAAACATTTAGCTTGGTATGATGCAGCAGATGCTTGGACATCTTCTGAAAATTTTGATTTACATGTAGGCAAGGTTTACATGATTGATGAAACAGAAGTTTTGTCAAATAATGAACTTTTTGGAATAAATAAAGACAATATTGGAAAGTTTACAGCAAAACCAGAAGCTTCTTGGCAAGGTACTGATGTACTTAGAATTGGAGAAATTGGTTTAGAGTCAGATACTGGTAACTTTAAGATAGGAGATGGAACATCTACATGGTCTGCGTTAAACTATGTTAACGTGACACCATCTGATTTAAGCAACACAGTTGGAGACTATATACCGTTGGCGGACAGAGGAGTTAATGACGGTGTAGCTGCAATTAACTCTACTGGAGAAGTTCTTTCTTTATCTAATTTTGTTGCAAATAGCGATGCCACTACAGGAGCCCCATCTGGAAACTATGGACTTATTGTTAAAAGAGGCAACCAGCCAGACGCTTTGCTTATTTGGAATGAGACATTGGATAGATGGACATACTCTAATGACGGCGGAACAAATAATTATGTAATAGCCTCAGAAGTATTTGTAAGCTCATCTGTATCCACACATAATGCAGACACTACAGACGTTCATGGGATATCTGATACAGCCAATCTGGTATATCAGGTAGACCTAGACGCAGTAGAACTTGCAGTTACAAATTCTTCTCAAACATATACTAATAATCAAATCTCGCTACATAATAACGACACAACAAATGTTCACGGCATAACAGACACCGCAGATTTAGCATACCAGGCAGATCTTGTTGATGCAGTAACTACTTTAAATACAACAATTCAGTCTGAAGTTACTGATTTAGAGATTCTTATCTCAGAAACAGTAACAAATCACTCAAATGATTCTACATCAGTTCACGGCATAGCAGACACAGCAGCGCTTGCAACATTTACATATGTCGATAATAAAGTTACCACAGACATAGCAACACATAATAATGATACTACAAACGTACATGGTATCCCAGATACCTCATTGTTGGCAACAATTTCTTATGTAAACCAGCAAGCAAGCTCAGCAGAATCTGATGCTGCAATTTATACAGATGCAGCTATAGTAACGCTAAATACCCAGGTACAGCTTGACATTAATCAAGCTCAATCAGATGCTGAAACAGCTGCATCTTTTGCTTTATCGCAGGAGGTTACAGCAAGATCTCAAGCTATAGCTACTTCTGTAAATAACCATAATAACAGCACAACTTCAGTACATGGAATTGCTGATACATCTGCACTAGCAACAAAAACTTATGCAGACAATGCTGTATCAACACACAGTTTAGATACTACTGCAGTACATGGAATTGCCGATACAGCTCAACTTGCAACAAAGACCTATGCAGACAATAGCGCTTCAATATCTGCAGGAGCAGCTCAAAGCGCAGCAGAAACATTTGCAACTGGAGCCGTAACTACTCACAATTCAGATACCACAGATGTACATGGTATCTCAAATACTGCTAATCTTGTATATACAAATGATGCAAGATTAAGCGACACTAGAACACCAACAGATGGATCTGTAACAGCGACTAAACTTGCAGCAGACTCAGTAACAAATAATGCAATAGCTGAAGGATCAATTTCAATTACTAAGATTACTAACTTAGAAGATGATCTTGCAGCAAAATCCCCTTCAGACTCACCAGTATTTACTGGAACTGTTTCTTTGCCATCAACCACAACTATTGGACTAGTTGACGGAACAGAAATTGGATATTTAAATGGAGTAACATCCAATATCCAGACACAGCTAACAACAAATGCTGATGAGATAGCGTTAAAAGCAAATATTGCATCTCCAACGTTTACTGGAGTTCCCGCAGCTCCTACAGCATCCGCTGGTACAAATACTACTCAAATTGCTACAACAGCATACGTTAGAACAGAAGTTTCTAATTTAATTAATTCTGCTCCAACAACACTAGATACTCTTAATGAGTTAGCAGCAGCATTAAATAACGATGCTAGTTTTGCCACAACAATCACAGCTGCGGTAGGATTAAAAGCACCATTAGCAAGTCCTACATTTACAGGTACAGTAACATTACCTAATTCAACAATTACAACAGTAATGCTTGCAAACGGCTCAGTAACTGCAGAAAAGATATTTGCAGGAACAATTACAAATGCAGAAATTAGCGCATCTGCAGCAATCGATCAATCTAAGATTTCAGGGTTGACTACTGCCCTGAATTTAAAGGCACCTCTTGCGTCTCCAACATTTACAGGATCTGTAACAGTTCCTGCTCCTACAGCAGACACACATGCTGCTACAAAGGCATATGTTGATTCTAAGGCTCAAGATATCATTCCTTTAGATAATTTAAATAGTCAATTTGATGGATCAAGGTCTAGGTTCCAGCCTAAATTAAATAATGAAGCTGTTACAATTACAAACCCCCTTAGACTTTTGATAAGCATTAATGGTATAATTCAAATATTAGGAAATCCTGATAACCACTGGTTATCTCCGATTCCTTTTGATGGATTCTACGTAGATTCTGATGGGTACCTTAACTTTGGAGAGCCAGTTCCTAAAGGTTCGGTATTTGACGGAAGAGTAATGAATGGACCAGCTATAAATTCTGTAGACAGATTTAAGTATCCATTTAGACCGATAGATATATTATTAGGAGCGTAAAGTAAATGGCAAGAAAAGTTATAATGGAGACAGCGTATACGTTTACTCCAACAACAAAAACAATTGTAATTCCAAAAGCAATACCAAGAGAAAGATTGCTTTTGATCACAAATGTGACCCAAAACCAGGTCATATATAATTTCTCTGACCCAAGCTTAAATGCAACAACATATACAGCACTTGAGCAAAATGGTACAGAGACAACAACTATTGTATTAAATTACAATACAGCATCAATGTTAACAACAGATAAGTTGTCTATCACAATTGATGAATTTGATGAGACATTTATGCCTGCAGAGACATTAATGGACACAACAAACAAGTTTAGAGTATCGCAGCCACAAGCGCTTATTGATACAGACTTTGAGTATGGTACACAGATTACCAAGTGGGAGAATCTTGGTTTATACAACAATAGACCATTTTCATACTCTTCTCCTACAGCAATTTCAAACATTGGATCGATCACATTTCCAACAGGATCCTCAAATGTTACAGTAAACCTCACATCAGGAGTTGGTCCAGGAAATGGAACATCTATTACTGTTCAGGATACATATTTATCAGCAGCAAACGGTAACTTTGTTGTAGAGTCAGGCGGAGGAACATCATCATTCGTTTATTCTGCTTCAGCAAAAAACAATACTGGTATTACCAATATTCTAGATACCAATAAGACAGCAATTTACTCTGCTACTAGATTCTCAGGTGCAAGAATTGGTTTTATTCCAGTAATGTCATATTCTGGAACAAGAATTGATGTAACAACAACTATTGCACACGGACTTTCTTTAGGAAATGAAATTGTTGTGACTGGTGTAACTGCTACCACTAATGCTCCTAACGGTAACTTTACAGTAGCACAAATTTTGTCACCTACAAGATTTGCCTACTTTACAACAGCTATCCCAACAGGAACACTATCAGGACCTATTGAAATCTACGTAAGACCGCAGTCAACATTCTTGCACAGACCAGCAGATGGTGGAGTTATTTTTACAACAAACTCTTCATCTAACTATGCTGCTGCAATTCGTCAAACAAGACGTTATTTTAGATACCAGTCAGGTAAGGGATTACAGGCCTCATCAGGTACAATCCTAAAGCCTTATGCAGGTATTGATTCAATTAGCTCTAGTGGTACAACAGTAACTGTTGTTACCAAGGAAAAGCATAACATTCAGCCAGGAACACAAATTGCAATCGGTGGATGTAATGAGTCAGCCTATAATGGAACATTTACAATTTCAAGTGTAACTGGATACAATACTTTCCAATATACAGCTTTGTCTGTTCCATCATCAACTGTTGCAACAGGTAACTACTATGCCTCAATCGTACAGTGGTATGGTTGCCAAAATAGACTAGGAATGTTTGACGATCAAAATGGAGTTTTCTTTGAGTTTGATGGTCAAAAGCTATATGCAGTTCGTAGAAGCTCAACTTTCCAACTTTCAGGAAAGGTAACTGTCACAAACGGTGACGACACAGTTTCACAAACAGACACAGCTTTCCCAACATTCTTTAGTAAGCAGTTAATCCCAGGAGATTACATTGTTCTTAGAGGACAATCATACAAGGTACAGTCAATTCTGAGTGATATTTCCATCAAGATTACCCCTGCTTATAGAGGAGCAACAGCAAACTACTGCATTGCATCAAAGACAGTAGACACTAAGATTCCTCAAACAGCATTTAATATGGATAAGGCAGACGGCACAGGACCATCTCAATACACAATGGATCTATCAAAGATGCAGATGTTCTATGTAGACTATACATGGTACGGAGCAGGATTTATTCGTTGGGGCGTAAGAGGCCCAAAGGGTAACGTTATTTATTTACACAAGATGCAAAACAATAACGTGAATACAGAAGCTTACATGCGTTCAGGTAACTTGCCAGCACGATATAGCTCTACAACAACTCCGCCATTTACAAGTACAACTGCAACTGTTTTAAGCACAGATTTAGCAATACAGGTCCTTAGTACAGCAGAGTTCCCATCAAGCGGAACCTTGGTAGTTAGAGATAATGCAGCCTACGAATATGTAAACTATTCAGGAAAAACAGCAACATCCTTTACTGGATTAACTAGAGCAAGAGCAGGATTAAGCTCTTACACTGGATTTACAATTTCAGCAGGCTCAAACATCGGAACACTAGCAGGTCTTAACGATGCAGCATCTTTACAGGTTGGTATGCAGATGGGTACAGCAGATTTCCCAGATGGAACATCAATTGCATCAATTAATGGAACCGTAGTCACACTAACTGGTCCTGCATCAGTGTCTAACCCTACTGTAACATTTGTTCCAATGGGTAACGCAACACCATTACAGTTCACATACTCACCAACAGCACCAACATGTGTTGAGCTAGCATATCCAACATTTGGAGCTTCTATCTCACACTGGGGTACATCTGTTATCATGGATGGTCGATTCGATGAAGATAAGTCCCTTATCTTCACATACGGACAGAGAACATCTACATCAATTCCAGCAGGAGCAACAAGAGTTCTTCTTGGAATTAGAACCGCACCTTCAGCAGATAATGGTATCGGAGCAGTCTTTGGTGCTCGTGAAGTTGTAAATAGAATGCAGCTTATGCTTAAGTCACTCGACATCACAGCATCAGCAGGCTCTGGTTCACCAACAGTTCTTGTTTCTGCAATCTTGAATGGATTGCCAAGTACTGGTGTAACATGGACAAACGCAGTCGGTAACGTGGCAGGAGTAGTTAACTCATCACTTGCTCAGATTGCCGATTACGCAGGTCTTTCAGTTACAATGTCTGGTGGTGAAACAACTGGTGGATTCTTCTCACAAGGAACAAACTCTGTTGATTTATCAGGACTTAGAGATCTTGGTAACTCAATTCTTGGTGGAGGCGGAACAACTACTACATCTGGAATTTACCCAGATGGACCAGATGCCCTTCACATCACGGTTACAAATCTAAGCTCATCAACTGCAACAGTGTTCTCTCGTCTATCTTGGACAGAAGCACAGGCATAAAATACTAGGAGGAAACAATGTCTATTAATAAGGCTAAGATACCTTATAATGCTGAACTAGCAACAAAGACATTGTCGGTCTCAGACGAGGCTGGCTTTAATGGGCAAGTTACTTTAGGTGGCACCATTAAGATTGTCGGAAATATGACTGTAGACCATACCTCTGGTGGTAGCATGACGTTGTCGGATGGGACAATGACGAAAGTCGGAGTCCCATCCATTACCACTATATATCCAACATTTGGTAATTTTACATTAAATAGTCCTGATTTAAGAGACAGTTTAATTGAAATGAACTTAACAGTACCTAATACTGTAACCATTCCAGCAGATTCACCAGCATTAACTTTTCCTGTAGGAACAACAATTGATATCTTGCAAACTAACAGCGGTCAGACTACAATAGTGGCAGGTAATGGTGTTGTAGTAACTGGAACACCTGGATTAAAAATTAGAACCCAATGGTCAATCGTGACTATTTTAAAAAGAAATGCAAATACTTGGGTAGTATTTGGAGATTTGACGACATAGGAGTAAGAATTGGCTAAAAAGACTGGTAGAAAGTCCTCAGCAGTAGGTGACTATGAAAAGCCAATGCCACCAGAAAATCTGGTGGCCACAGACGTTGGTACAGATAGACTTTTTAATAATGGAGCAGCCAGCGTAGCTTTTACTGTAAACCCATTAAGTTCTGTTCCAACATCATTTAACGTTGTTTCAAGTCCTGGTAATTTTACAGGAGCAGGCACATCTTCTCCAATTGTTGTACAGGGTTTACAGTCTGGAGTACAGTATACATTCACAGCAACTGCTTCTAACAATAACGGTACATCAAATACTTCTGCTGCTTCTAATACAATAACAGCAACAACAGTTCCTTCTTCCCCAAGACTAGCAACAGCCGTTTCATCAGTTGCAGATCAAGACACAGTTACATGGTCTGCTCCAACTTCTGATGGAGGAAAACCAGTTACTAGCTACACTATTGTATCTAGTGACCCATCAGCTCAACTGCCAGCAAATGATGGTACACCAGGTCCAACATACTTAAATGTAACTTCACCATATACAATATCAGAAACTGGTGGTACAACACAAAGATATAAGATCTATGCAATTAATGCTAATGGAACTTCTGATTTTATGGAAACTAATCCAATAACAACGTTCTTTAGCCCACCTTCATTCTTCGGTCCCCCAGCATTCTTTAGCCCTCCAAGATTCTTTGCTCCACCACAATTTTTCTCCCCACCAGCGTTCTTTTCACCTCCAGGATTCTTTAGTCCGCCACAATTCTTTTCTCCTCCTGCGTTTTTCTCCCCACCAGGATTCTTTAGTCCACCTTCTTTTTTCGGACCTCCAACATTCTTCGGACCACCAGCATTCTTCGGTCCTCCAAGATTCTTTAGCCCACCAGGGTTCTTTGCGCCACCATACTTCTTTGGACCTCCTTTCTTCTTCGGTCCCCCAGCATTCTTTAGCCCTCCAGCATTTTTCTCGCCACCATTTTTCTTTGGGCCTCCAAGCTTCTTTGGCCCACCAAGATTCTTTGGGCCACCAGTGTTCTTTAGCCCTCCATTTTTCTTCGGACCACCAGCATTCTTTGGCCCACCAAGATTCTTTGGGCCTCCAAGCTTCTTTGGCCCACCAAGATTCTTTGCGCCACCTAGATTTTGTATCGAAGAGGACACTCCAGTCCTTACTCCAGAAGGATACAAAAAGGCAAAAAATATTTCTATAGGGGATAAAGTATTAACATTGATGTTTGATGACTTAACGCTTGGTGATCCAAATTGTGAGGTCGGAGTAGTAACAGAAGAGTGCTCTTCTATAGTAAAGTCATGGTCAACAGAAATGTTGTCAAATGTAAGAACAGTAGAGTCAGAAATTACAGATATTATAGTTGACCCAGCAGATTCTTTTATTATCATAAATAATGATGATAAGAAAAGATTTTCTAAGAAAGAAGATGTTCTTGTATTTAAAGACAATAAATATGTAATCGTTACATTAGAAAATCTAAAAATAGGTGACTATTTAGCTACTTATTCTGCAGAGGATAACGTTGTGAATCATACCATGATTAAAGACATTAAGGTTGTTAGAAAAGATACAAATGTATTATTATTCTATAGAGAGCCTTACGGCATGATGATTGCAGGCGGAATGTTAGCCTATAATGGATGTCCATCTCAAGTCTTGACTAATCCTTAATAAAATGCTAAAGTAGTTCTATGAAAAAAGAACAGTTATTCCCTGGTTTGTGGAAGTACTCTGATGTATTTACTTCTAAGCCTTATTTAATTAAAACACTTGAGGATACAATTTCAAGAAGTAATGGAAAATACTCATGGGAAGATTCTGAAGTGGGACATGACGATTTAATTAAAGATTATCGTGACTGCAAAGATTTTAAGCTGGGTAGATTTGGTCAAGAAGAGCAAGATGAATATATAGAAGAGTTTAATTCTATTTGGAAAGAAATAACTGATCTTCAGTCAGGTCCAGTTAAAGAATATTGTGATTTTTATAATATTCAGATGAATTTTTCTGAGTGGATTAATGTTGTTAAATATGGTCCAAACCAATACTTCAAAGAGCATGCAGACCATGGTTATTCATACATATCTACCGTTTCTTTAGTTGGGTATCCAAATAAAGAATATGTTGGAGGATCTTTATATTTCCCTAAGCTAGGAATAAATATAGAACCAGACGAAGGTGATCTTTATATATTCCCATCCACATACTTATTTTCACATGTAGCAATGCCAGTTCAATCAGGAACAAAGTATTCATTTGTAACAATGTTAGACTATAATGACTATACCCATACAGAAGAGTATGAAGAATTTATTAAGAACAAATACCTAGGAGATAAATAATGTTTTCACCAAATGCAGAATATCTATATCACGGAATTGTTGTTTACAGAAATGTATTCAATAACCTAGACTTAGTTAACAGACTAGAAACAGCACTTGCTTCTAGCGATTCAAAATATAAATGGAACCAAGCGCAAACTGGATATGCAAATACAGATTTAAAGTATCGTGATGCTCATGACTTTAAAATTAAAGTTAATAGCGACGAGAGCTTAATGCTACAAATGGATTATGTAGAAAAGAAGAATCAAAAAGAGGCAGAAATTGCCCTTAAATCTATTTATGAAGATTCCAAGAAAGCACAAGAGGGGCCAGTAGAAGAATATAGACGAGTATTTGGTCTTGCCCCATTAAACTATTGGGAAGCTTTTAACTTTGTTCGATATGGCAAAGACCAACACTTTCAAGTACATTCCGATCATGGCTATTCCTACATATGCGTACTATCTTCAGTAGGATATATTAATGATGATTACGAAGGTGGAGAATTGCATTTTGACAAGTTAGGTTTGACCTTTAAGCCAAAAGCTGGAGACCTATATCTTTTCCCATCCTCATACATATATTCACACTCGGCAAACCCTGTGACATCTGGAACGAAATACTCCATAGTTACAATGTTAGATTATCTAGAAGCACCTCACACACCAGATTATCGTGACATCGAAAAAAGATACTCAGAGGGCTATGTATAAGATAGATGCATATAAGACTTCTGAAGATGCAGCTATAATTACCCCTCTTCAGGTAAAAAGAGATTGGATGGAGCTAACTCATGAAAGGCATGCGTATAGTTGTTTCCCAGTAACATTAACTAATTCTTTGGGATTTGGCCTATCTTTTCCAGAAGATATAGTTTTTATGTGGGACGGATCGTCTGACGCTAGGCCAGAACATGTTAAAATTTTATCTGGTCATAAATATGCTTATACTGAAAGAGCAAATGCCACAATCAGTTTTAAAACTGGTTTAGTATTTAGAACAGAAGAAAATGTAAGCTTACTTGGAATGCCTACGCCTAATATGTTTTTAGATGGAGCATACCCATTTACAACTGCAATCAGTACTTCTTGGTACGAAGCAGACTTTCCAGTAGCCTGGAGAATCACAAAGCCAGGAGTTGCAATTACAATCCCAGCAGGGTACCCAGTAATTACTGTATTGCCTATATCTCTTTCTAATATTAATGAGTCTGAAGTCACTCTAAGGTACAAAAAAGATATGCCACCCTCAAAGTTTTCTAGTTTGTACAATGAAACAGATCATATAAAAATTGTTTCTGAATATGCTGTTAAAAAAGAGTGGACCAATTTTTATAGAAATGCAGTAGACTACCTTGGCAATAAATTAGGTAAACATGAAGTAAAAAGTATAAGGTTAAAGGTTATAGATAATGCCAAAAATTAAATTTGGATCAGCACGTCCATACAATAATGAGCCAGAGTCAAAACCTCTTGAGCCAGGCCCAATTAAAAATTTCATGCCAGACTGGTGGAAAGATGCTACTAGGTACTGGCTAAATGATGAGGGGGATCCAATTGTTGCCTCCTATAATAAAGATGATCAAGAAGAAAAGTCTCTAGGCTTCAAGTCATGCCCAGCACTTTTAGATATATTTTCAGTTGGATATACATTACGAACTCCAACGGACATTATGTTTGTGCAGTATGAAGGCCAACCATTTGTTGTCATAGATGAAAAATATAAAGATTTTTGTGAAGCAAGAAGTGACATGCCTCAGTTTAAGTATCCACATGGATATCACAAAAAACATTTTCATTGGTGGCCTAACTGGGGTATCGAGATGCCTCCAGGATATAGCGCATTGGTAACTACGCCTTTAAATAGATATGATTTACCTTTTTTAACAGTTAACGGTATAATTGACAGTGATAGGTATACTATGCCAGGACTTATGCCTTTCTTCTTAAAAGAAGGATTCTCTGGGCTTATTCCAAAAGGAACTCCATTTGCCCAAGTAATCCCTATTAAAAGAGAAGACTGGAACTCAGAAATGATATACTATACAAATGATCAGATGTACGATAGACATGTGAGCGTTGTAGAAAAGTATAGAGTTAAGTTCGGTGGCATCTATAAAAGAAAAACTTGGATTAAAAAGAATTACGAATAGGAGAAAGAAATGGCATTTGAAAGCGCAGTAGACCCAGACATTGTATTAAATTATGATTCTCTTGAAGACGGTAGAAATGTTAGAACATCTAGAAAATCAATTACTCCTTCTGGATGGTTTGGTGAGGACAAGAGCATGATTCAAGAAATTGAAAACTTCTTGACTGATGAAGAATGCGACTACTTAGAAAACTTTGCTCGAAATAACAAAATTTGGGACGTAACAGAATCACATTACAATGAGAATGGAACCATCATATACGACCACAGACCGTGGGAAAATAGAGTAGCAACTTTAAATACTTTAATGAAGGCTGATGAAAAAGTTGTAGAGATGCTAAGAGCAATTATTGAAAGATTAAAGCCTGTTATCGATGAGTTCTTTCAAGTAAATGCAGAGCCAACAAATCCAGCAATTGTAAGATGGCCAGTTGGAACATTTCAGTTTCCTCATGCGGACAAAGAGCTACATGAGGGTCCTGACGCAGGAACAGAAAACGATTTTCCATGGTATGATTTAGGAACCATCTTCTATTTAAATGATGATTACACTGGTGGAGAATTACATTTTCCAAGACAAGAAGTAATGTTTAAGCCTAAGCGCAAAGCAGTATATTTCTTTCCTGGAGATAAGTATTTTATTCATGGAGTAAATAAGGTTTTGTCTGGAACAAGATATACGTCTCCTTGGTTCTGGACCATTAGAGAATTGCATGGTGAAAGAAAAAATGTCAGCTGGTAATTACGAAGCTTTAAAAGAAAAGTATCCAACTTTAACAGTACATAAAGATGATTGCTTTACTATTGAAAACTTTATTACACCAGATGAAGCTACTAAGATTATTGCTTATTTAGAGCATTTAGTAGACTCTGGAAAATTGCAATGGAATCAAATATCTTTTTATGATTCTTTTGCTATGGGATTTTGGGATTCAGATAAAAACTTAGAGCAATTTGGTTTGCCAGAAGATTATTTCCCTAGACTAAAGTTTAAGATTAAAAAAGCTGGGGAGGCCTTGTTTGGAATTAAATGGGATGAGATTAGTTACCATGCACAAAAGTGGATCCCAGGAGCATTTGCAGATTTTCATTCAGACAACACAGATCACGAAGGAAACCCAACTGCATTCGAAAGAAGTCGTTATGCAGCATTTATGTATTTAAATGAAGATTTTACTGGAGGCCTTTTAAACTATAGAGACTTTGATATTACTATTACTCCAAAGGTTGGTCTTATTGCAATATTTGCAGGAGGATTCGGTAATGAGCATGAAGTAACAACCGTAAAGGATGGAACAAGATATACAATTGGGTCTTTTTGGGACGATGCTTCTATAGTATACACAGATGAGCAAAGACAAAGATGGGCAGACGAATTAGCAGAAACAAGAAAAGAACAAGATGAGCAGTACAAGCAGTGGGCTGTAGATAAAGAAACAGGACACACACCTATATATAAAGGTAAGGGAGAATAAAATGGCAGTAGATGAAAGTATTCCAGAAAGCGATCTAATTAAATACTCTGATAAAATTTTGTATTATAAGAATGCTATACCAAGCATTACAGAGCTAGTAGCTGATTTAGATGAATACCAAGAGCAGTATAACCCAGAAAATTGTTTTGTTGGGCCATGGGAAGATTGGGCTTCAAATGATGACCCATCTCATTTTTACGGTGAAAGACGCACAGGTTATTACGACAGCTTAGAAAATAATCAAGGAGAGCTCTCCGAGTATGACCAAAAAGCAAAAAGCATTGTTGCTAACGTAAAAGAAGCAATTGAGAGTCTTGCTAGAGACTACTCAGCTAATACAGACACAGTAGACTACGGATCCCTTTTAGATACATTTCAAATTGTTAAGTATAAAGAGGGCGAAGAGATGGGACTTCATTATGACAGATACCCAGACTCTGACAAAATAACATCTTTGTCTGCAGTAATTTATGTAAATGATAACTATGAAGGTGGCCATATTCATTTCCCAGATTTTGATTTAGCTATTAAGCCAGAAGCTGGGAGTGTTTTGTTTTTCCCATCAACAGAAGATTACGAGCACGAGTCGTTAGCAGCACACAACGGCAGAAAGATTATGATTCCTATATTCTTTTATAAGTCGGTATAAGGAGATTAAATGTCTTATCAGTTAAAGGTTATAAAAGATAACCCAATAGGATTCTGGATGCTAGAAGAGTCTTCTGGAACAGTTGCGTCTGATAAGTCTGGTTGTGGAAATAATGGAACCTATGTAGGTGGTATTAGTGCAAATATGTTGCCATTAGTACCAGGCGGAGTATCTGGAAACAAGATCACTAATACTTCCTACATAACATTTCCAGTAACAAAAAATTATTATGGACAAACAGCATCCTCTGCTTTGGCCAATAAAAATACTGTCGATAACTCATTTACCTTAGAGGCCTGGATATATCCTTCAATATCTTCAAGCTCTTCAATCCCATTATTTGCAGATATAACAAATAATATTGGACTATATTGGGAGAACTCTGCAAACATTGTGTTCAAGATCTCAAGTTCAGAAAAAATATCTTATGCTGTTCCATATTTTAAGAAAGCATTACATGTAGTAGGTGTTTATACAGCAACCTCAATATCTTTGTATGTAGATAGCATTCTTGTTGGAACAAAAAATATTTCTAATTTTAAATTTTTAAATAATACTACTTTATTTCAATCTGGGCCTACATCAAGCGCAGAAGATTTCTTTATATTTGATGCTCCAGCGGTATATAGATATCAGCTTAATGATTCTTCAATTAAAAAGCATTATGTTGAGGGAAGCATATCAAAGAACCCTATTCAGGTTGTCTACCCAGACGAAGGAATTTTGTTTAGCTTAAATGACATGAAAATTAAGCCACAGTTCGTTTATACCTATCCTAAAAATAGAAATTGGTCAGAGATTATAGATGGATCAACTGTCTATTATGATAATATAAACAATTATATTGCATTTTACGATATTGATTTATCTGGGGCTAAAACATTTACCTATACCGATTCCTTTACTATCCCAACAGAGATTGGATTAATTTCTTCAAAAATAGAGTGGAGAAATGATTATGGCATTACTGTTAGAACCAGCATAGATGGAACTAACTGGCAGCCATGTTCTAATGGTGAAGCTATTCCTCAATACAAAAAAGGTTCATTTGATACTTCTGGAAAACTATTTGTAGAAATAACGATGGCTACGCCAGACATCACATTGTTTAATCCAAGACTATCATTTTTTGCTATCAGCTTGTTCTCAGACAAAGATATATATTCAGACAATTTTGGAGACAAAATATCTTCATCTACAGAATATTCTTTAGGCTCCATAGATTACCCTATTTTGTCTAGAAACTATTCAAACGGAATTAGAGGTAACTCGTTCATCTTAAGCACAAGCTTACAAGCAAAATCCTTAGAGATGTTTTACACCCCAAACGGTACCGCAGAATTCGGTTTAATTTCAGGCACAGGAACTGGATATTCCTGGAACGGATCTGGGGTAATTTCTAAGCTAAACGTAGATAAGATATATGTTAATGGGGTAGACAGAACCTCAGCAACTAACATTAGCTCCTGGCTGGTAGACGGACAGCCTCATCATATTGTAGTTGTTTTTGCCACCCCTATTACAAATAATATAACATTTAACCACACGTCAGTAAATAGTCACCTATATAAAAATATTGCTGTATATTCTAAGACCCTGACTGCCTCCATAGTTACAGAACACTATAATTGCTATGTTGGGAAGCCTTCTACTAGCATTCAAGAACCTGTAATGACTATGACAGAATTAACTCCTAAATACTATAATAATGACTGGGTAGTCATCCAAACAATTTAATTTGTCCTTGTCTTTGACAAATCTGGACATATACTATAAAGAATGGTAAAATATAATCCTATGGACATTAAAAAGCTCAGTCAGTCAGTTGTTGAAGAAACAACTCTTGGTATATATGTTTGGGAAATGCCAGATGGCAGATGGATCGGAGATGACGATGGAAATTTTCTTTCGATCACGGCCAAAAAAGGAAACAGATCCAGAATCGATGCTCTGGCTAGAGAAGTTCGCTCATACGGTATATATGAGGGCGGGCCTAAGTTTCTTTCGGGAAGACGAAAGATTGATGACGAAGAATTTGAGCATCAAAAGCAAAGACTTGAATGGGGACTAGTTCCAGATCCTTTTGATATTGGAAATTATAAAGACGAGATGAAAGCTTTGAAGGGCGGAAGACAGCAATGAATTTTATTGAAGACGAAGATAGCTCAGTTCAGATATCTACAGCGTCAGACTTATCTCGATTTGCAAATGTATATGTAGAAAAAACAACTGATGAGTTTAAGATGCAAGGTGATGATTTAAGAAAGCTTCACGGTTTAAGTCCAGCATTTAAACGTAAGATGACAAGAGACATGCAAAAGATGTTTGTTGGAACAGATGGAGCACAGACACAACAGAATCTTCTTGCACAAGCAATTACTGGATATGCGCTATTTGATTTAATTGAGCCACCATTTAACTTAGACTATCTGTCAAAGGTATATGAAATATCTCCATACAACTACGCAGCAATTAATGCTAAGGTTGCAAACATTGTTGGTCTTGGATATGATTTTACTGAGACAAGAAAAGCAAAAGAAGTTTTGGACGATATCAATGATGAAAAACAATTGCAGAGAGCAAGAAAAAAGCTTAATAGACTAAGACAAGATTTAGATGCGTGGCTAGAAGCTTGTAATCAAGAAGAAACATTCGTAGAAACTCTTATTAAGGTTTACACAGACGTAGAATCTACTGGCAATGGATACCTTGAAGTAGGACGTACTACAAGCGGTAAGATTGGATATATAGGCCATATCCCAGCAAAGACTATGCGTGTGCGTCGTTTACGTGATGGCTTTGTTCAGTTGCTGTACGGTAAAGCAGTATTTTTCCGTAACTTTGGAGATCAAGATACTCCAAACCCAATTGCTGGACAAGAAGACCGCCCAAATGAAATTGTTCACATAAAGAAATATACTCCAACAAATAATTACTACGGAATCCCAGACATCGTAGCAGCGGTTAATGCTATGGCTGGAAACGAGTTTGCTGGAAAGTATAATCTTGATTACTTTGAAAATAAAGCTGTCCCAAGATATATTGTCACAGTCAAAGGCGCAAAGCTTTCTTCAGAATCAGAAAGAAAGTTATTAGAGTTCTTCCAGGTTGGACTTAAGGGCAAGAATCATAGATCTTTATATATTCCTCTGCCAGCAGACAGCCCAGACTCAAAAGTTGAATTTAAGATGGAGCCAGTTGAGGCAGATGCTCAGGACTCATCATTTAATAATTATAGAAAAATGAATAGAGACGAAATACTTCTAGCCCATAGAACACCTATTAGCAAAATTGGTCTGCCAGAAGGAATTAATTTAGCTGCAGCCCGTGATGCAGATAAGACATTTAAAGAGCAGGTTACAAGACCAGCCCAAGATATTCTTGAAAAGAAAATCAATAAATTGGTTGAAGAGATGACAGATGCTCTATATCTTAAATTAAATGAACTAACATTGACAGACGAAGATACCCAGTCAAAGATAGATGAAAGATATTTAAGAATGAAGGTAATTACTCCTAACGAAGTCCGTATTCGAAAAGGTATGGTTCCTATCGATGGCGGGGATGAAGTAGTAGAATTAAAGCCTCAGCAAGCAGCAGAGCAAAGAGCTCAGGCAGGCAATACAAGAACTAGAACCCAGGAAAGATCTGCAAATTCTCCAGATATTTCAGGAGAGGCTAGACAGCCAAAAGGAGAAGGTCGAGTTACGGAATAATTATTAGGCAACTAGTTATTTGCCTTTTGATATATAACATAATAAAATTAACTATATGAATATCGAAAAGTCTTATTGGTCTTCAAATGGCGACGCCATTAGTTTATCTGTTCCATTTACAAAAGTCAACCGTGAACAAAGAACTGTATCTGGTTTCGCCACTCTTGATAACATTGATCAAACAGGAGACTTAGTAACAGCAGAAGCTAGCCTAAAGGCTTTTGAAAATTTCCGTGGCAACATTCGTGAGATGCATGGATCAAATGCAGTTGGCAAGATGGTTTCATTTAAGCCAGAAACATTCTATAACGCAAGAACAGGCGAATTCCACAGCGGAGTTTATGTAGATGCGTATATTTCAAAGGGTGCACAAGATACATGGGAAAAGATTCTTGATGGTACTCTTGCAGGATTCTCAATTGGCGGAAAGATTGTAGAATCAGAAAATGAGATTAATAAGGCAACAGGACAAACAGTAAGATTTATTAAAGAGTATTCTCTCATTGAACTTTCAGTTGTAGATTCTCCAGCAAATGAACTCTGCAACATCTTGTCTATTCAGAAAATGAACGGTCAGCTTATATTCAAGGGAATCGCAGCAGAGACAAAAGTAGAAAACATTTTTTATTGTGAAGAAAGCGATTCTGTATTTATGTCTACAGAGTCTTCTTTTATTTCACCAGTTAGTGGAAAAGAAATTGAGCTAATTGGTTGGGTAGAATCAAATGACGTAAACAAAGCAAAAGAAATAGATAAGATTCTTGCTTCATTTAAGAAGACAAGATTGACGTTGCCTGAAACACAAACAATTGCAAAACAGGCAAACGCAGAAGGAGGTAATGAAGTGTCAGAAAATACAGAAGCCGTTGCAGCAGTTGAAGAGACTGTAGCAGCAGTAGAAGAAACACCAGTTGCAGAAGCAACTGAACCAGCAGCTGAAGCACCAGCAGACGCTTCTGCCGAAACTCTGGAAAAAGCAGCCGACGTATCAGAAGTTGAGGTTGATGAACCTGATTTTGCAAAGATGCTTGGCGAACTTAAGGAGTTTTTCGCAGAAACTCTTAGCAAGACTATCAAAGGCGTTAGCAGATATTACAAATGCGTTGAATGGCGTTGAAAAGCGCATTGAAGCAGTCGAATCTGAGACTGCAATTAAGAAGTCCTCTGACCTCGGCGGGTCACAGGAAGTAGCAACAATACAAAAATCAAAGTGGAACGGTTCTTTCCTCGGATCCGTATCAGACTTAATTAGATAAACAAAGGTAGGTGAAAAATAAATGAGCAATGAAACATTAGAAAAGACTATTGCAGCAGGTACAACTGCTACAGGTACTTTCGCTTCCACAACTGGTGGAACTGGAGTACATCGTGCTTCCGAAAACGGAAACGGTGGTCTTCTAAACCCAGAACAATCTTCTCGATTCCTGGACTACATGTTCGACGCAACCGTAATTGGTAAGGTCGCACGTACAGTTCGTATGAGAGCAGATACTACTGAGATTGATCGTATGTCAGTTGGTGAGAAACTGATGAAGATTGCTACTGAAGGTGACGATACAAATAGCGCAAATTCAGGAGTAACTTTTTCAAAGATTTCTCTAACAACAAAGAAGCTTCGTTTAGATTGGGAGCTTTCAACAGAATCTCTAGAAGATAACATCGAGGGTGCAGATCTTGAAGATCATATTGCACGTTTGATGGCAACACAGGCAGGTAATGATATTGAAGATGTAGTCCTTAACGGAGATACATCTCTTTCATCAGACCAGCTTTACAAGGCATTTGATGGAGCAGTCAAGAAGTCAAAGGCTAACGGTCACGTAGTTGACGCAGGTGGAGCAGCAGTTTCACGTGCAGTATTCAACTCAGCACTTAAGGCACTTCCTCGCAAGTACAAGCAGCGTCGTACAGACCTTCGCTTCCTTGCAGGATCAAACTTGATTCAAGACTTCCTATATGCTAACAGCATTGGTACAAATAACACAATCCCACAGGATATCGCTTCAAGCATCATCCGTGGAGACGTACAGCCTCTATCAGGCCCAGCAGGTTATGTAGCACCATATGCATTCGGTATTCCAATTGTTGAAGTTCCTCTATTGAAGGAAACACAGACAGGTGATTACTCAGGAGCAACAGGTTCACACGGTGATATCCACTTGACATTCCCAAATAACGTAGTTATTGGTGTTAAGCGTGACGTAACTGTTTACCGTTTCTTCTGGCCAAAGAAGGACTCAATCGAGTACACAATGTTTACTCGTGTTGGTGTTCAGATCGAACAAGCAGATGCTTGGGTCGTAGTAAAGAACGTCAAGGTCGCTTCATAATTAGGAGTAAAATCCGCAAGAATGGCCCCCAAAGCAATTTGGGGGCTGTTCATTTAAATATATCAATGCTATAATTGATGTACCTATTATCAAAGGAGTATATATGTCATTCGAGACATTGAAGGTATCGGAACTAAGAAAAATAGCAGAAGATTTTGCTGTAGACACAGATGGCCTAAAAAATAAGGCAGATATAATTGCAGCCCTATCAGAAGAAGGCGTAAGCTGGTCAGTATACAGCAAGACAATTAAAAAAATTGAAGATGAAAAAGAAGAAGCTCCAGAAGTTCTTCCAAAGTTCGATCCAAAGGCGAAGCAGGCGGAAGGATCAGTTCTAGTCAGAATGACAAGAGCAAACTTTAGATATGACATTATGGGACACACTTTTACAAAGGATCACCCTTTTGTAGCAATGTCAGAGACAGATGCACAAAAGATTTTTGATAGTCAAGAAGGATTCAGATTAGCTAACCCCACGGAAGTACAAGAATTTTATAGCTAATATGTAGGAGGAGAAATGGCAGAGGTTCTAGTTGGAACAAACTCACCAATAAGTCATCAGGTTTATTGGCAAGGAGAATCAGTAGACGCAGATTCTGCACCTACAGTAAAGATATATGATATCACTGAGGATCCAGCAGTTTCTCCCCCTATTAATCCAACCACTTTATTAACAACTTTAACATCTGTTAAAGATGAAACAAATGTTGGAGTTTACAGCGTTTATCTTCCATTATCGTATACAGCTAGACAAAGAGAACTAAAGCTAGTTTGGGAGTATCAAGTATCCCTTAATAATGTTTCAAAGTCTCATGTTGTTTTTGTGACACAACCTTATACTGATCTGTCGCAGGCCTCTATTTCTATGGGAATAAGTAATGATCCATCAGACCCAATGTATAAAAGCTATAGAGAATTACAATCTGCTGAGCGATATGCTAGAAAAAAAATAGAAACTCATTGTGGACAGGTATTCTATCTGTATGATGATTCATTTACTGTATACGGAAATGATTCAGACACATTATTGTTGCCACAAAAATTAAATGAATTGCATGAAGTTTATGCAAATGATTTATTGATGTACGATAAGTTTGCCCCACTAAATAATTTTGGCTATCAGCTAGATGTCACAGTTAGTGGATTTGGTTTAAAGATCAATAGAGCGGCCCAGCTTGATAACATTACATATACAGCAAACGGAATGGTGCCTCCGTCTATTCATGATTACACTGGTGTATTTAGACAACCAGACCAATATAAGGTACAAGGCAGATTTGGATGGGCAGAAGTCCCAGACGAAGTAGAATTAGCATGTATCGAATTGATGAAAGATTATTTTTCCCAAGATAAAACTTGGAAGCACAAGTACTTAAAGAATATCCAAACATTTGATTGGCAATTCGAATATAATTCAGAAGTTTATTCTGGAACTGGTAACGCTTATGCTGATCAACTTTTGGCTGACTATGTCTTAAACCAGGCGGTAATCATTTAATGAATGATTTAGTAGCAGCAGTACTCAGCATGAAGGCAGACGTCTATAGGCAGTCTGAAATACAAGACCCAGATACGGGAGAAATTGTTAGATCCTTTATGTATTATAAGACTATCGATTGTCACGCCAAAGGTGTTATTAGTAATTCGGCCACAACAAGATCTAGCGACAGACAACAGTTTTCTACTAAATATTTGAATGAGCAGGTAATCCAAGTTAGAACTTTAGAAAGACTTATTAATAGAGAAAAGATTACTAACATTCGTGATTCTGCAGGTAATGTTATCTGGAAAGAAATTAACTATCCAAATGAGACCCCTACAGTATTTGAGGTTATCGGAACTACTCCTATAACTGATCCATTTGGCCAACCAATTGGATTCAGCACAGCAATGAAGAGATCGGAGAATCAGCAAATTGGACTCTAGCTCAATGTTAATTCATGCAGCCAGCGGTCTTGAAGGACTGATGGTTGGTAATAGAGATAATCCTGCAATCAAGGATAGTACTGTTGCACAAGTTTCTGCATTTATATATTATCAAGCTAACGTTATTGCCAAGCTTGAAAAGAGTAAAGAGTTTCAGAATCTATTTGCTAAAACCATATTCCAGCAAATAGAAAAAGATTTTCCAGAGTTTATAGACTCGCAGGCTAGATTAAAGCCAAAATCTTATCACCATGCTTATGAGTGGGGGAAAACTGGAGAGCCTTCAGGGAGATTATTTAAATTAAATAGACTTGATCAGCAAGGTCTGTCTTTTAGATTAGACTATGAATTTCTTCCTTCTGTTGTTAATGTTCCAAATTCATCTGGAAGACGCAGATATAAATTTGAAAATAAAGCTTCTGTGATGGAAGCAGGAATGCCCGTAATAATCTCTCCAAGGTCAGCAGAGCGACTTGTGTTTAAGATTGATGGTGAGACAGTCTTTATGC